CGATTGGTATCAGCCCATTAGCCAACAGAGCAAAAAAGTAAGAGACGCTGTATACGCAAACAGAGATGCTGTCGATCAAAAGATCGTTGATGATTATTTTGACGGTGATCGTAACAACATCGTCAACGACGAGATGACCGGCATGAGATACATGTCAAACATGGATCAAATCAACGCGGGTACAATTGATGGCACAGAATACGAGTTAGCTGAAAAAGGCGTAAAAGGCATCCGATACGCTGACGCATTCACCCGGCACAAGTCTCCAGACAAGCAGTCAATGAACTACGTTATATTTGATGACAGACTAATCAGCATCGCCAAGAAATACGGCGTGGCAATACCAGTGGCCGCTGCTATGCTGGCTAGGGCAACCGGCGAGGACACCTCGCAAAGCTTTCAAGAGGAAACGTAATGGCTTCAATGCGCGAACTGTCAGAGTTCTTTTTGCAACAGACTCTAGCTAACAAGCAGGCGCGAGACTACGAGATGGGCGCTGCGAGATTTGAGCGTGACGCTCTACCTACTCCGGCGCAGACCGCTAACTTTATTGGCGCTATGGCTCCCGGCGCTGCTCTTGCGGATATGAGAGGCGGCTATCCCATGACACCTGATCGTGACGCAATGATTACAGAAGCGTTTTCTGAAGACTACGGACCCAGTTTGATTGAAAACCTAGATGAAGGTAACTACACAGATGCGTTTTTGCAGGGATTGGGCGGGTTAGGTGATCTTGCAACTATTGCAGGTCCAGTAGGTGTTGCTGCTGGATCGTTGCTGAAATTACCAAGGGCCGTAAAGGCATCGAGAGGCGGCGCTATGCCTGCTAATCAAGTTGGTGCGATCAAGGGCATTGAAGAAACCGCTGAGAGACCAGAAATATTTACATTTCCTGATTATGATCCAAGATTTTCCCCAAGATTAAAAAAGACCGCAGAGGGCAAAGTAGTTACTCCCGTTGAGGCAAAACGGGTTGGGGATTTGACAGTAGAAACTCAAGGTCCAAAAAATATAGATGTCGATGACGCTTATTTGGGAGACTACGAGGGAAGAGCGATAATGACAACTATGTCAGACAGAACCGCTGCTGGACCTCCGATAGTGGAGATAAACGGCGTTAAATTGTTTAGACCCGTAGAGCTACAAGGCGGTCAAGACTTTATGTTTAAGGACTATGTTTGGGGTTCAGACGATAAACCGATAGGTCAAATATCTAGGATGGCCGAAAAAGCTAAAAAACTCACAGGCAAAGATCCTGTGCTTGCGCCGTTTAGAATGGCTCCTACTGGCGGGGATCATGCTGCAATGACGGTAGAAGCTATGCTGTCATATGGCGCTGCTAACATGGCGAAAAAGGACATAAAAGAGGCAGACAAATTAATAAAAGAAATACTGCCTGAGTGGAAAGGTATGAAATCTGACAAGAGCATAGAACTGTTGCGGAAATCAGCCGGAAGCAAGCGTAAAGCCGTACAAAATATGCTAGACAAGAAGTTCAGAGACAAGGGGGGATTGAGCCTCACTGAAGCTAGACTTGCTGTTGCGGATCATAGTCAGTTGACTGCGAGAGATGCGGGATTGCAGAATTTAGGAGAGATTTATGCTGGCAGGCCAATAATTAAAGATTCCGGTCACTACACATACCCGCAAGCGTTAGAGGGCGAAGGGCTAGGAAGAATTGCGAACGTAGAAGATTTAACCATATTTGATTTGATGCCAAATGTTGTAGAAGAAAGAGCGATTCCAACGAGAACAGTTAAGGCTCCAGTAGGGTCAAACACTGGGTCGAGGGTTCTGGCAGATCCAAGGGCAACAGATATAAGGGCAATGCAAATGAAACCCTATATGAGCATTTTAGATGACAAGATGCTTAAGCGTCTTGGGCAATAAATATTTTGGCTTAAATCGGTTGGCCATTTTCTGCCCGTATTCCTCAGATAAGAAGCCTTTTACGTCTGCTTCAGATACTGCATCTATCCGCTTGCAAATCCAATTCACCTCGTTGATAAGCAAAGCATCAAACATATCCTCTGGAATTCTGACATCCGTATTGATTAACGGTGATAGGTTCTTTTCCATCAATACCTCCAAAAGTGGTAATTATCTAATAAAACGGTGATAATTGATACACGGCAACCGCCCAGCCGATCAATTGGGTGAGTTTATAGGGATCAAAACATGAATGAGGCAGAAGAGGGTATCGACTTTGAGGAAGAGGAAACACTTGAGGAGGAGCAACTTGAGCTTGAGGAAGTCACTGAAGACGAAGATGTCGATGGTGATCCAAGCGGGGTTGAAGAATCTGAAGAGGAATCCGAAGACATAGTTGTATCCATTGGGGAGGAACCGCCACCTCCAGAACCAGAAGCCGCACCTGAATGGGTCCGCGAGTTAAGAAAGTCACACAGGGAGTTACAGAAAAGAAATCGTGAACTAGAGGCACAGGTCCACCAGACTACTGAGACCAATCCAGTTGTCACACTAGGGGCCAAACCAAGTCTTGAGCAACACGATTACGACACCGATAAATATGAAGCGTCACTGGCTGATTGGTACGAGCGTAAACGCTCAGTAGACGATCAACAGGCACAGGCGAGGCAGGCTGAACAACAGCAGGCTGATGCTTGGCAACAACAGCTACAGGGCTATGCCGATGCAAAGTCTAAGCTGAAGGTGCGAGACTACGACGATGCTGAGGAAGTCGCGCAGCAAACGTTTAACGTGGTCCAGCAAGGCGTAATGATTCAAGGTGCTGAAGACCCTGCGTTGGTGATCTATGCTCTGGGTAAAAACCCAAAAAAGGCTAAGGAACTGGCAAAGATAGATGATCCCGTAAAGTTTGCCTTTGCGGTAGCAAAATTGGAGAGTCAATTGAAGATTTCAAATCGTAAGGCAGCAACACGGCCCGAAGGTAAAGTTTCGGCAACGGCCCCGCTAAAGGGTGCTGTGGACTCAACCCTAGAACGACTGCGAGAAGAAGCCTCGAAATCAGGTAACATGGATAAGGTCATGGCCTACAAACGAGCGCAGAAACAAGCGGCTAAATAAATTTAAAGGAGCCAATCATGGCTAATAGCTTTTCCAAAGAAGAACGCGTAGCGTTCGAGAACATCCTAGAGGGTTTTCAAGACGCTCTAGTTTTATCAAAGAATGTCGGTATTTACACTACTGATCAGGTAATGATGGAACGTACTAACGACACCATCTGGCGTCCAATGCCTTACATCGGCACTTCAATCAATGCCGCTCCCGGCACTGATATTAGCGCGTTGTACAGCGACTACGTCCAGTTGGCAGTTCCATCTAGCATCTCATACAGCAAGGCTGTGCCGTTCACTTTGAACGCGCTCGAATTGCGTGATGCGTTGCAGGAAGACCGATTAGGTGCAGCCGCTAAGAACAAGCTTGCCTCAGACATCAACGTTGCGATCATGGACGTTGCTGCCGCTCAGGGCACTCTGGTTGTTAAGCGTACTGCCGCTGCTACTGGTTATGATGACGTTGCCCAGTGTGACGCGATCATGAACGAGCAGGGTGTTCCCGACTACGACCGTCACTTAGCACTGTCTAGCCGTGACTACAACGGTATGGCGAATGACCTCTCCAAAGCTTCACGATCTTTCGGCAACGAAAAGTCTGATTCAGCTTACGAGCGTTCAAGAGTTGGCATGGTTGCAGGTTTCGACACACTGAAGCTTGACTACGCTAACCGTCTTACTGCTGCTGCTGGCGGTGGTTCTCTGACCATTGACACTCGAGACGCTGCAACGAACTACCTAGTTCCTGCTGCTACTCAGGCTGTTACTGGCGGTACTACTAACGTTGACAACAGAACTCAGAGCGTAACTATCTCTAGCACTACTGGTGTAGCTGCTGGCGATGCGTTTACAATCGCGGGTGTTGAAGCTTGTCATCACATCACTAAGCAGTCCACTGGACAGCTCAAGACTTTCCGCGTTATTTCGGTAACGAACGGTACGACTATGGTTATCTCTCCGGGGATTATTTCAAACCAAGTCGCGTCTGATGCTTCTGCTCAGTACCAGAACTGCATCGTGGCTGGCGCTGCTGCTGCGGCGATCACTTTCCTGAACACGGTTACAACATCTGTTAACCCGTTCTGGCAGCGTGATTCACTGGAGCTATTGCCCGGTCGGTACTCTGTACCCTCTGATGCAGGCGCTGCGGTACTGCGCGGTACAACTGATAACGGCATTGAGCTGGTTATGCAGAAGTTCTACGACATCAACACAATGACCACCAAGTATCGGTGCGACACATTGTTCGGTGTGGTGAACAAGCAGCCAGAGATGTCCGGCATCATGTTGTTCTCACAGACGTAGAAAGCGTGAAAACTGGGCGGGGGTTACTCCTG